TGTCTGGCATGTCTTTAAAGTATAAAAAATTTTACTTTATTTTCTAATTTGTTATAATTAACTATGCTTACTTGATTAAATAAGTTGTCAGTTACGTGTGGTCTGACAATACCAAACCACCAATTACCAAGAAAGAAACTTAAAAATGTCTACAATGAACTTTGAATCCCTTTTGTCACAAATTGATAGTGTTACCGCAAAAAAGAAAAATTATGATGAAGGCTCCGAAACCTATTGGAGATTGACCAAGGATAAGGCAGGAAATGGTTCCGCTGTCATCCGATTCCTACCAAACAAAGAAATCACAGATATTCCTTTTGTACGTTTGTATACTCACTCGTTCAAGGATCCTAGCACACAACGCTGGTATATTGAGAATTCGCTTTCTACTTTGGGTCAACAAGACTACATTGCAGACGTGAATCGTGAACTTTGGAATTCTGGTCTGGAAGCAAACAAGAAGATTGCTTCATCGCGCAGCCGTAAGCTAAACTATATCTCGAATATTTTGGTCATTAAAGATCAAGAGAACCCAGAGAATGAAGGAAAAGTCTTCAAATTCAAATACGGTAAGAAAATCTTTGATAAGATTGTGTCTGCTGCAAAGCCAGACGAAGATCTTGGAGAAGAACCAATTAATGTGTTTGACCCAGAAGAAGGTGCAGATTTCTTGCTTCGGATGACTATCGTTGCTGGGTTTCCAAACTATGATACTTCTAAGTTCTCAAGTAAGAAGCCAATTGCTGGCGGAAAGAAACGCATTGATGAAGTGCTGTCACAGTGTTATTGTTTGGAAGATGAAGTTACTCCAGATAAATTTAAGACCCCAGAAGAACTAAAGAGTAAATTTCTTTGGGTTACTGGATCAGATGCTCCAAAAAATAATTCGGCCGGTGATTATGATAAAGAACTTGATGAATTAACTAAAATTGCTGCCGAAGTTCCAGTTAAAGCACCTCCAATGAAGACAGAAACTAAAGCAAAACCTCCAGCGGTTGTCGCAGATGATGAAGATGATTCAAAATTTTTCCAGTCACTAATTGATGACTAATCTTCGTAATTATTAAAAGGAATTTAAAATGACACAAGAAAATATGATTCTTAAGCTCTTGTCTAATGGCTTAAGTGTGACACCAGCTAAACTTCGTACTCTTGGTATTGCTTCACCTTCAAAAGTAGTGTCTCGGCTCCGGCGCAAAGGCAACTGTATCTATACAAAAAGTACCGGCAACGGCACAACGTATAGGTTTGGTACACCAAGTGCCCGGATGATTGCCATGGCGTTCTTGGTTGCTGGACCTCGTGCTTACATGTAAGCATAAATAGTTTTGTCAATCGAAACTCTAAGGGAACGGATTGACTTCTGTTCCCTTTTTAGTATGAAAAAACTGATCCACAAAATTTTACACATATTCAGACAAAATAAAGTTGATGTCGTCACCTGGAAGGAAGACGGTTTTCTTTGTTTCGGTCTGAAATGTAAAAAATGTGAAGACATAAAGCTAGTAGATAAAATCCTCTATAATGAAAGTGAGAAATAACATGAAACAACAAGTTGTAATTTTAAAATTAATTGATGGCACCGAAATTTTGGCCGCGGTGACCGAAAATGCAGGTTCATATTTTTGCCGAGATATTCTACAGTTAGTAACGGACGTCGATGAACGGGGTCAAGGTCGAATGGGTTTGATGGAATTCATGCCATATGCAGACAAAGAAGCTGGCTTTGCAGTACCTTCTGGAGTAACGTCGATCGCGTTCCCCACCGAAGATTTGCTAAATCATTATAATGAACGCTTTAAAAAGATCATTACACCCTCATCTAAACTTACTTTAGTTTAAGATGCAATTCAAAATCATAGCAAAAACTATATTATTAATACCAATTGCTGTATTAGCACATTTGTTTGGATCTATTGTAGTTTTAATTTTAATACCAAACACAGTTTATGATTTAATAGTATCAGCTGAAAAGAAAAGAGTTCCAAATGGCAATTTATGATTATATGTGTTCTGAGTGTAAGCAAGTTTCAGAACTAACTAAAAAGATTGATGAACGAGATGCCGTAGAAGCTGATGCCTGCGTAAACTGTAGTTCTGTTGGTAAACTAACAAGGTTGCTTTCTTCACCGCTTATCGGCTATTCTACAGTCGTTAGCGGCAGCTATGGGTCTAAAGTGCCCGATGGGTTTAGAGAAGTACTCAAAAAAATCCATAAAGCCGCGCC